AAGGGCTGGGTGAACAAGCGTGCCGCCGAAGCTTGGGAAGATGAGGCGGTGGCGGCCATCAACGCCGATGGCCTGATGGCCAGGGCGCAGGCTGATGGCTACAGCAGCGGCACCTGCCCTGAGGGCGTTGTGATCCTGCTGATGGCAATCGACGTGCAGGACACCTGGCTAGAGACCACCGTCTGGGGCTTTGGCCGCGGCGAAGAAATGTGGCGGATCTGGCATCAAAAGGTGGAGGGCAGCCCGGCCTACGAAGACGTGTGGGAGCAGATCGACAGCATCCGCAAAACGCAATGGCCCCGTGAGGGCGGCGGCATCTTGACGGTGCGCCACTGCGCCGTAGACACAGGCGGCCACTTCACCCAGGAGGCTTACGAATACTGCAGGGCCAGGGCGGCCGAAGGCGTAGTGGCCATCAAGGGCAGCAGCACCAAGGCGGCCCCAGCTCTCGGCAAGGGCACCAAGGTGGACGTGAACTGGCGCGGTCGTTTGATTAAGCGCGGCCTCACGCTCTACATGGTTGGCGGCGACACGCTGAAGCGCACGATCTACGCCCGTCTGAAGAAAGACAGCACCGGCCCTGGTGCGATTCACTTCGGAAGCGACGTGACTGAGGACTTCTTGCAGGGCCTCACCTGCGAGCGGCTGGTGCCCAAGACCGTCAAAGGCTTCCAGGTGCTCAGCTGGGAGAAACCCAGCGGTGCTCGCAACGAGCCCCTCGACCTTTGCGTTTATGCGTTAGCTGCATTGGAGCTGGTCAAGCGCCGCTACAACCGCGCAACGATGTGGGATCAGCTTGAGGCGGCTGCGCAACAGCAGCGCGATTTACCGTCCGATAAGCCAAAACAAAGGCGCCGTAAGGCTGCGCAATCCGGCCCTAATTTTGTTAGTGGGTGGTGAAGCTAGCCTTAGGGCCGGAGGTATTCCCGTGACTGTTCCCGCTCAAATCCACCCTGGCACTACGGTTCGATGGATTGAACCGGCGGGGACAGATCCCGTTGGTGAGCCAGCAACATCTGCCACCTGGACGCTTTCGATCCTGTTTCGCACCAACACCGCAGGCGAAGGCGCCACGGTCAATGGCAGCGCACGATCGGACGGCGGGTGGGATGTTGCCCTATCTGCTGCCCTGACCACCGGCTGGGCCAGCGGCACCTGGTACTGGGAGCGCAAGATCTCCAGCGGTGATGATGTTGTTGTCACAGGCAGTGGCACCACCACAGTCCTGCCATCGCTCAGCTATACCGGCGATCCAACAGCATTCGATGGCCGCAGCCAAGCTGAGCAGGATCTCGAGGCGGTGAAAACCGCAATCCGTTCGCTGATCAGCAAAGGAGCTCGGCAATACAGCATCGGCAGCCGCAGCTATACCGCCAACGATCTGGGCCTATTGATGCAGCGCGAGGCGCAGCTGAAGGCGATCGTCGCGCGTGAGCGTGCTGCTGAGAAGGCAGCGCAAGGCCTGGGTGATCCCGGCACCATGTTTGTGAGGTTCGGCTGATGGCCAAGCGCAAAGCATCCGGCGGCCGCATCAGTGGCGGCACCGCACAGCTGCAGATCGAGAGCGCAGCGCCGGCTACTTCCCCCCGCCGGCCCCGCCGGGCCTATGAGGGCGCGATCATCAACCGCCTGACCCATGGCTGGGTCACCAGTGCCACCAGCGCCGACGCTGAGATCGACGGCAGCCTGGTCAAGCTGCGCGATCGATCCCGCCAACTGCGGCGTGATTCTCCCTACGTTCGCCAGGCGATCCGCGCGATTGGCGCCAATGTGATCGGCCGCGGCATCCGGATGCAATCACGCGTCACGATGCAACGTGGCGGCCGGCTGAACGAACAGCTCAACCGGCAGATCGAAATGGCCTGGGCCAGCTGGGGCCACGCTGATCGCTGCCATGTAGCCGGCAAGCTCAGCCTTCCCGAGATCCTGCGGCTGGCTGTTGAGGCCATGGCTGAATCCGGCGAGGTCTTTATCCGCGTTGTTGGCGAGTCTTTCGGCCGTAGCCGCGTGCCCCTGGCGCTCGAGGTAATCGAGTCCGATTACTGCGACGAAGGCAAAAGCAGCGGCCCTGATGCGCAGGGCAACGAGTGGCGCATGGGCGTGAAGGTCAACCGCTGGGGCCGTCCGATCAGCTACGCCTTTCGTGATCGTCACCCTGGTGATCTGGTCAATGGCGTGGGCTTCCGTGTGACGGAGGTGCCGGCCGATCAGATCATTCACTTGTTTGTGACCGATCGCCCAGGGCAAACCCGTGGTGTGCCATGGGCCGCCAGCGCCGTCAAGCGCCTGCATCACCTATCTGGTTATGAGGAGGCCGAAGTGGTGCGTGCCCGTGCCAACAGCTCGCTGATGGGCTTCATCCAATCTCCCGAAGGCGAGCTGCATGGCGACGACATCGAAGACGGTGATCAGGTAACCCGCTTTGAGCCTGGCGTCTTCAAGTATCTAGCCCCTGGTGAGACCGTCACAGTGCCGCAGTTGGACGCGCCTGATGGGCAGTTCGAGCCGTTCCTACGCGCCATGCTGCGCGGCGTGGCGGCTGCCATTGGCTGCAGCTTCGAGACGATCAGCCGGGACTTCAGCCAATCCAACTACAGCAGCAGCCGGTTGAGCCTGCTCGAGGATCGTGAGCATTGGCGGATGCTGCAGGACTACATGATCGAGCACCTGCTGCAGCCCGTCTTTGACCGCTGGCTATCGGCGGCCGCTGGTGTTGGCCAGCTCAGCCTGCCCGGCTACGACACCATGCCAGAGCGCTATGAAGCCGTGCGGTGGTATCCCCGCGGGTGGGCATGGGTGGATCCTCAGAAGGAAGTTGATGCCTACACCAAGGCCGTGCGCTCAGGCTTCAAAACCCAAGCCGAGGTGGTGGCTGAAGGCGGTGGCGATATTGAGGATCTACTGGTGGCACGCGCCGCTGAGGTGGATCGCGCTGAACAGCTGGGCCTGCAGTTTGAAACCAATCCCGCTGATGATGCGCAAGGCGGCGCAGTTAATGCAACGCCTGAACCCCCGCCATCCCCTGAAGAGTGATGCGGCTGCGGCCGATAATGCTTGCATCGGCTGCAGATAGCATGAATCCAAGATCAGAGGATCAGGAAATGGAATTGCGCGAGCTCAACCAACAGCCGCTCTACCGCTCTGCGGTGGTGGCCGAGGTTGCGCGTGCCGAGGAAGATCCTGATGTTGTTGAGTTCACCTTCAGTTCAGAACAGCCGGTTGAGCGTTACTTCGGAATGGAAGTGCTCAGCCATTCTGGTGAAGCGATGAACATGGAGCGCCTCAATAGTGGCGCTGCACCATGGCTCTGGAATCACAATCCCGAAGTGGTGCTCGGCGTGGTTGAACGTGCCTGGATGGGCGACGATCGCCGCGGCCGTGTCCGCACCCGTTGGAGCCCCAACACCAAGACGGAAGGAAGCGAAGAATACAAGCGACGGCAGGACTGGGAAAGCGGCACCATCCGCAACGTGTCGTTCATGTATTCGATCGATGAGCCGCTTGATACCTCCAGCCGTGAAGGCTTTGCGGTGGTGACCAAGTTCACACCGATGGAAGTATCGGCTGTCAGCATTCCTGCTGATCACACCGTTGGCCAAGGCCGCAAGGCCAGCCATCCAAGCAGCTCTGGCCCCCCCAGCGCTGCCGCGGCCCCGGCCGCACCCTTGACCCCCAACAGCAACACGCAAATGGACCCCTCCACCATCGACATGGAGGCCGTGCGGGCTCAGGCTGCGGCCGATGAGCGCTCCCGCGTCGCCTCCATCACTTCTCTGTGCCGTGAGCACAAAGCCGACGATCTGGCCCAAGGCCTGATCGAATCCGGTGCTTCTGAAGCTGACGCTATGCGCTCGGTACTCTCCGAGATCGCCAAGCGCCCCGCTGCTCAGCCGGCCACCCCTGCCGCTCCTGCCCGTTCTGCTCAGCCGATCGCTACCGGCGGTTCTGCTGACATCGGCCTGACCGATAAGGAAGCCCGCTCGTTCAGCTTCGTTCGCGCCATCCGTGCGCAGATGATGCCTGGCGATCGTGCTGCCTACGAGGCTGCTGCTTTTGAGCGTGAGGTCTCTGAGGCCACTGCTCAGCGCATGGGCATCACACCCCGCGGCATTCTGGCCCCCAACGACGTGCTTCAGCGCGATCTGACTGTGGGCAATGCTTCTGCCGCTGGTGATCTGGTTTTCACTGATGCTCGCCCCGGCAGCTTCATCGAGCTGCTGCGCAACCGCCTCGCGCTGAACACCCTCGGCGTGACCATGCTGACCGGCCTGCAAGGCCCTGTGGCAATCCCCAGGCAAAACGGCGCCGCCCAGGCGTACTGGGTCGCTGAGGGTGGTGAGCCCACCGAATCGCAGCCCAGCGTGGATCAAGTGTCGCTGGTGGCTAAGACCCTCGGCGCTTACACCGAGTTCAGCCGTCGTCTGATGCTGCAATCCAGCATCGATGTTGAGCAGATGGTTCGCACCGAGCTGGCCACTGTGATCGCTCTTGAGATCGATCGCGCTGCTCTCTATGGCACCGGATCCAGCAGCCAGCCCGAGGGCCTCAAGCTCGTCACCGGCATTAACACCGAGGACTTCAACGCTGCTAACCCCACCTATACGGAGCTGGTGAGCATGGAGTCCAAGATTGCTGCGGACAACGCTGACATCGGCGCTATGTCCTACGTGACCAACTCCACCATCTACGGCGGCTTCAAGACCACCGAGAAGGCCAGCAACACCGCTCAGTTCGTGCTCGAGCCCGGCGGCACCGTGAACGGCTACAACGTGGTGCGCTCGAATCAGATCGCTTCTGGCGATGTGTTCTTCGGCGTCTGGAATCAGATGATCATGGGCATGTGGGGCGCCCTGGACATCCAGGTAAACCCCTACGCCCTGGACAAGAGCGGCGGCGTTCGCGTGACTGCTCTACAGGATGTCGATGTGGCCGTGCGTCACCCTGAATCCTTCTGCCGCGGTAACAACACCCTGTGATCATGAGGCTCCTGATCCTGCGCCAAACCTCCATCGTTGGCCAACCCGCAAGGGCTGGTGATGTGGTGGAAGTCAACGACCGCGACGCTCGGCTGCTGATCAACAGCGGCAAGGCTGAGCCGGCACCTGCAGCCCCTGTGGTTGTTGAGCCGGTGCTGGTGGTGCAGGATCCTGAGCCGATCCAACGCAAAACCCGAACCCGTCGCGCCAAAAACCATGGCCCTGCATGAGCTCACGCTGGATAAGCTCCAGCACTTCACCCTTCTGGCTACCACCACCATCACCGCTACTGGTGATCAAACTGGTGTGGATCTCGCCGGTTACGAAGGCGATGTTCAGATCATCCTCACCGGCACTGCTGCTGGTGCCGATGCCGATCTGACCTTCCGCATCGAAGAATCCGACACCCTCGGCGGCACCTACAGCGCAGCAACCGGCGGTGGCTTTACAGCCATCGGCAACGCTGCAGCGAAAGAGGTGATCACCCTCAACAGCAACGATCTCAAGCGATTCATCCGCCTGAGCTGCACTGATGAGACTGGCACCGCCAGCTCTGCTGTCACCTGCTTGGGCTTTGGTCTCAAGAAATACGGCTGATGGCAATCACGGAAGACCTATCGATCTTCCTCGACGATTTCGGCGTCAGCTGCACGGCTGGCGCCGTTTCTGCGTTGGGGATTCTCGACATGCCTACGCAGGTGCTCGCTGGGGACCAGGTGCTCAGCACTGATTACACGCTGACGGCCCGCGCGGCTGATTTCGGTGACCTGCTTTATGGCAGCGAGATCAGCGTGAACGGAGTGCCCTACACCGTGCGGGAAACGATGCTTTTGGATGATGGCGCCTT